GAGTGAAAGTAAAATCACCATCACCACTAACAGGCTTCTGCGAGTAGACCTTTCCTGTTTTAGTTCCGCTTGGTATAAGTACCAAACTTGATTTGTCGTATATACTTGCCATATTTTATTTTATCAAATCGTTGTGAGGGCGATACATTCGCTATCAGTTAATGCAGTTGGGAAGATTAATACTTGATTCATTTTACCATAAAACTTGTTGAAGTTTCCTGTTCCAATACCAAAGTTAAATTCTGATAAATCCAATGGAGCGGTGGCCGTTGTAAATGAATCCACTAAACTTCCGTTAACAAATAATTTTATAACACTTCCCTCATATTTTAATGCGGCCTTATTGTTTTGTTTTGTATCTGTAACTACATAGTCAAGGGTATAATAAGTGAAATTAGACCTAACAATACCTCCTATTCGGTTTGATACTGAATCTAAACTCAAGTTAACCTCGTTCCCATTTGTACCTGCTAAACCAAATTGTCTAAATGTTCCGTCATCTGCTAAAGCAGAAAACTCACCAAAAACGACACCTTGATTTATATTAAACAAAGAAGCATCTCCAGCGTCTGTACAAGAATCACCACTTCTCGTTACACTTGAACCATATGTGGGTATATATGAGGTAGGGTAAGAGCCTTGTTCTACTTGTACTCCGTATAGATAGATATAATCATTAACGGCATTCAACAAATAAATAGTTAAATTAATACTTGTTTGCGTTCCCGTAAACACTCCAATAATTCTTACCCATCCGTTGCCATAATCTTGCACCGATGAATCAACAAGAGTTTGCGAACCATTTGAAACACCAGAGAGTGTATCGGTGTCAAAATTATATTCTAATTGAACATTGTTCGCACCCGCACCAACTTCTATTTTTGTTCTTGAGTAATTCCCCTTTTTAGCGAAGTAACTAAATGTATATTCCGTACTTGCTGAAATATTTACAAAATCAAAAGATGCTATTGATGTGCTTGTTGAATTTTTTGTGTATTTACTTGCTAAAGCACCTTCGGGGTTAACTATTGAACCATCAATACTTTTTGTAACATTTTGAAATCTATTCCACCCCGCAAGGTATTCTGATTGAGTAATTACATTTGAGCGTTGAGGCTCAAGTAAAAGAGAAGGACACGAAGCACCACCCGAATAGTCAAGGCGAGGCATATCCTCCAAGATACCTGACTGCGCTGCGCTTGTCCCTGTTTCAATGTAGTCAGTTGCTACCAAGCCTTTCTCTAATTGAGCGTCTTGGATGTAGATGTTGCCGCTTGTGCCACTTACATTATTGTTTGCATCTGCGGGGTAAAATCTAACGCCAGCAATAGTGCCTACTTCAAAAGTAATAGAACAACGATACCATCCCGTTGCGCCTACTGCTTCAATGTTTGAATCAATAGTGAAAAAATCCGCACCTCCAATAACGCCATTTTGTAAATCAAACCAAGTTGAAGGCGTTGAAGTACCTCCGTCTGCAATAACTCGCATCCAATTAAGAGTACCCGCTTTAGCATATACACTTAAAGTTTGTACGCCACTTTGAGAAATTGCTTGGCGAATATATCCGTTTGCCGCACTCTTATTTATTAGCCAAGCATCGCTTGAGCCATCGTAACCATTTTGTCCGCCCGTCTCGGTGCTATTACTATTTATCCAACTCGTATCAAACTGATTTGATTGCAGAACAAGATTCTCTCTACCCTTCTCAATTAAGCCATTAACATCTACCCTCGTAGCAGCAAGATTTGAACCCCTACTAAAAGTAAAATCCCCACTACCATCAGTAGGTCTAATACTATACAACTTACCATCCTTGTAAGCAGAGGGTATCATTGCTAAACTGCTTGACTTGTATATACTCATCGTAGTAAACTTATTTCTTTAATAGTACAGATTCTTGCTTCAGTAGCACCGCTATCAGCAACCACTCTCGTATTGTAAGCGTTGAACAACGCCTCACCTGAATCTCTCTCTCCCATTGTACGGATAGCCTCACTCGCACATCCAAAGCCCTCCATAATAGCACCATCTGCTAATGCTCGTGTCTTTAACTCATCTACTGCATAGATGTAGTAGCTAATCTCATTGAAGTTGATAGAGTTCTGTGAACCCCACCAAGTGCTTCCGTATATTGCTCCGTAGCCGTTACCCATTGTTCTCTAATTTTTTGACGAGCTTTTTCAGTCTTTTTAGGTTAACCTCCTTTGGCTCGTAGCGTTTCTTATAATTGCCAACCGTTGAAGACCGCATCTTTGTCTGGGTGTACATCGTCATTATTATTCGTGTTATATTCTGGATAAGTAGAACTGTTAAAGGATAAAAAGTCAATGAACCTACGAGTGTAGTGTTCAGCTATATCTCTATGCTTGTTCGTTAAGAAGTCCACCTCGTTCTTCTCCATCGCTATACTGTTCTCTGCCGTGTGCTTGTAAGCACCCCCATTACCTATCGTATAGGCAGCGTGAGGTAAATACTCTACCATAGCCCAATGAATCAACATAGGTTGAATATAGTCATCTAACAAAGTAGCATAAGCTACAGGAAGTGAATCTGCTATGATGTCTTCGCGCAACTTGTCGTATAATTTTGTACCGAGATAGTTTTGAATATGTATCTCTTGTGCAATCTCTATAAATTGCAGGAACTTATCGGAGTCTACATTTCCAGAGATTACGCTATTGCGTACTAAATCGTCTCTTTTTATGAATAATACCTTTGCCATTATTTTCCGTAATTAGGGTGATGCCCTTGTCTTGGCATATCAATTGGTGCAGTAGATACCTCTTTAGGGTTTTTAGGTAGCTTAAATCCTGCTCTTACCGCTTGGTTAACATTAACATATTTAGTTCCTCGTAGAGCATCTCCACCATACGGCTCACCGTTCTTCTTCATTTTCTTCTTGTAGATTCTACGCTCCCATCTATGGTAGCAGTTTACCCCTCCCTTGTACTTAAACAAAGAATAGTTTCTACCCTTGTGTCCAAAGCTCTTGTTAACACCTCTTGCGGACATCTGCCCAATATCCTCTTTGCGGTACAATTTCTTTTGAGATAACATAGTCTTGCAGAAGCTACGAGAAGAGCCTTTAGAAGTCTTCTTTGTACCCTTCACATACTTGTATCTTACCTTGTATATCTCGGAGTCTTGGTTACTGTCTTGTGTAGCGGATAAGTTGACTAATCCATTGAGGTATTCTTCAGTGTCAAATTCCTCTGGTTCATCGTCTCCTACAATCTCTGCATCTATGAGTTCATAGCCCTCTGGCTCTTCCTCACCCAAGTCAGCCAATGCATCTAACATCTCGTGGGCTAACTCGTCATCAAGAAAAGGGCGGCTATCCTCGTTTAATTCCGATAGAGGTACACAATTAGGTACTCTCTTACCATCCTTCATCTTAAAGCCTATCATTTCATAGCCCTCTTGACAAGGCTCTTTCAACTCTTCCTTGCATCCGCAGTCACTACTCAACTCCTCTTTTACCTCTTCAGCCATATCCGCTTGAAGCTCTAATGGTTGTAGGGTCTTAAAGTATAAGTTAAGGCTCACCTCGTTCACCGCAAGGATGTCATCACAAGCATCTAATATCAACTCTTGGATAGGTCTAACAACTGTGTTGTGGAATAAGAGACTTGCAGTCTTCAACTCATCAGCATTGTTACCCAATCCTGTATTGTCCTTGATACCCATCAACATAGGTGAAGTAACCCTATGGGCTACCATCAACTTACGCATACTCTCGTCTGCTAAAAACTGATACTGCTCACTTGCATCCGATAACTGAACAGGCTCAATACTTGCAGCCATCTCCTTGTTATCGTTAAACGCCAAGATGAACTTACCAGAGTTACTTGAACCGCTAAACTTCTGTATGATTCGTCTCTCTATAAGCTCACGCTCTTCTTCCGTTGGTACACCATTGTTGAAATTAATCAACATACTTGGCGATAAGCCGTTCTTAATGTTATTGATGTGGTAGTTTGCTACCTCCTCCTCTAACTCTGCATAAGGTAAACCACCTTGATAGTCTACAGGAGAGTAGTAGTAAAATCCACTACGATAAGGCTTGATACAATAAATCTCTAACCCCTCACCTTTTGCTCCGTGACCAAACGAAGGTATGCGTACAGGCTCAAAGCCTCTCTTACGAATCTTTGTCCAATCTTTAGAGTAGTAGTATCCTGTGACATCACCATCGTCATTCATCTTCTCAAAGCGTAAGGTCTCAATAGGCATATGCTCTACTTGTACAATCTTACTCTTGTCTTTATTGTAGATGACTTGGAATGCTGCTTGACCCATAGCCTTCAAATCAAAGGTCACCTTTCTCATACAAGTACGAGAGAACAGAGACTTCATCTGTGCATATTGGTCTGGCTTTCTTTGAGCATCGGTAGCGTATAGCCCCTTGCCGTAGATAAGCTCACTCATACCATTTATAATGGCATTGTTTGTAGCACTACCATTGTACCTGTCTATAAGGTATTGGAAGTAGTTATTGTCATCACCATATGCTACCCACTGCTTACGATTGTCTTCTACAACCTGTGGGGTAGTATGCGATGCAAGGTTTACGATGCGTATATTGCTCATCGGTAAATGTATTGATTATCATTATCAGTGTCCTCGTAATAGGTGAACTCACCATTGTTGACACTAAACTTCTCAAGGTCGGTTTGATTGGTACAATAGACCTTACCTCTATATATCTCGTTAGAGCCTGTTATTCTTATGGTGTAATACTTACCCTGTACGAATGTATAAGTAGGTGTTATATGCAAGTAATTCGCCTCCTTCGTAGCCGTTAGAGACTCCGTAGCGGACACATTGGTTTCCTCATCTGTAATCTTAACAGATACACTTGTATCAAACGCTCTTGGAACGAAATATATCTTCTTGTCTGTTGTAGTTACTATATGCATAATAGGTTAACCACCAAGAGGTATAAGTGTTATATCAAAAAGAAAGGGCAACCCCGAAGAGCTGCCCTAACCAAACCAAAACACCTATGTCAAGTGCCGTTGCTAATATACTACTTTATTACGAAAGAACAATAGTATCTGTAGCTGAACTCATTCCTGCGAATGGTGCGCCATCAGTAGCTCCTGCAATGAAGTTAGCAGCAGTTACTTCCATAGCATTGAAGGTAAGAGTGTAACCACTCATATCTCCCATAGCCGCACCAGAGGCAATAGTACCACCTGTTACATCTGCTCCGTGTTCACGACCTACCAAGTAAGCATTGCCGTTGTAGTCCTCTACAACAATGTGAGGTCTTCCGTAAGCCAATAACTTGATTTCGTTGTTATCCTCCTTGCTCAATTGAGGCAAAGTAAGGCTAACCGCTTGGTCAAAGAATACTGTTCCGTTCTCACGAGAAGCGTTAATAGTTTGCTCTACCGAAGATGTGCCTTTCAGCGCATACTTGTAAGCAGAGAATGTTCCTGTCATATCAGTAACCTCATCGTTTGTAACAGAGATAGTTCCTAAATCACCGAAGTCTACAAAGTAAACCGCTTTAAGACCACCTACTGATTCACGACAAGGTAACGCACGACCTTTTGTTAAATCACAAGCCATAATTTCTTTTATTTTTTTTATAAAAAAGGGCAGACAAGCATCAGCCTACCTGCCCCTTTAATTATTAACTAAACTACTTCTTATGTGTAGTATACGATGTCAGCACCAATACCGAATTGTACCGCAGCAGTAAAGCGCATTACAACACGAACATTCTGTGAACCATCAAGGTCAGCCATATCAATTAGCTTCACCTCGTTGTGGTCAGCTAACAAACCTGTACCGAAGAACAAGTTACCTTTCTGTGCAGCTACCATATCGTTATCTGGCATACCAGAACATACGAACAACTTAACACCATCAAATGCGAGGTCACCGCCATTGTACCAAGTAGTACCTGCGTTGTTCACACCATTAGCACCCAAACCTGAAGCACCGAATCCACCTAATGCACGAACATAAGCACGAGCGATAGATTGAGATACATAGATGTACAAGTCTTCTTTTCCGTATACTGAAGTTGGAATAGCATCAACTACTTTACCTAATTCAGCGATAACATTAGCAGCAGTAACAGTAGTACCTACTACATCAATTACAGTTGCATCAGCAGCTAATAGAGCAGTGAAACCATCAAACTCTCCTGCGGTTGCAGTAGCACCTTGCCAAATGTTCTCTTCAGTCTTCTGTGCTACTTTAGCAGCGATGTGACCAATTAAGAAATCAGCGAAAGATGGAGGAAGGCTATCAAAAGCCGAGTAACCCATTTGGATTGCTTCCCAATCGTTGTGGAAATCTTTTTTACATAATTCCAAGTTTACTTGGAACTCTTCTGGAGTTAAGACACGCTCTGCAAGAGTAACTGTGCTTTGGTCAGCGAAGTCACACGCAGCGTCTTTTACCAATGC